TATCCAATAGGTCAAAATCCTTACATGATAAACTCGGGGACGCTCTTGGCATTGACGATTGCTACTTTGTTAGTTGTCCTATGGAAAAAATTATAGCCGATGTTTGTAATGAGCAGGTCATAGTCTGTATTAGGCCGATGATTATGCGTTCTATTTCAGAGATTGATTTGTTTCAAAAAGATCTGGGATCAAAAGATATAGAAAAACTAGAATCAAACCCCCGAGAACGAGAGCGATTGCCCAAATCATAAGAACGGCCTCGTGATTTTACAGGTCTTACAATATTCTTGAGGCTCTCCGGTTACCTTGTTTGGGAACTTCGATTTAAGCCACTCATGCTCGCAGGTGCCCTTAGACATATCTTTAGGCAGAGGCGGGGGAGTTCGCTTAACTGGGGCCTTTGCAGGCTCTTTAGCGCCGCTCTCAATAGCCCCTACCATTTGTAATTTAGCCGCTTTTGTTGGCAGGGTAGCCCGATCTGTAGGTTCCGGCTTTTCAAGAGGTGTATCTGCTAGTGCCTCTGGAGGAGTGTCACCGCTCTCCTCTAGCTCTTGAGCATGAGCGGTGCCGTATCCTAGAAAAGCTAGAGCTCTGCCGATGGCTCCAGACTCACATTTTTCTAGGTAGGCGCCTGGGAAAAGCTTAGCTGCCTGGGTCTTGTGGGCACTGGCTAAGACTCTGCCTGTTTGGTCCATGATCTCAGCCTTAAATACGGCAATGTCGTTATTAAAAGTTATGATAGTTGGCTCGATATTCCAGTCGGGATGCTCCTCCCTAAACCAGACGATACGATGGGCTACTTGTAGGTAGTCCTTACCTTTGAGCTTTAGAAATGGAAGGACCGTTCCTTTGGGTGTTGTGAATGTACTCATAGTTACTCCTTATGGTCTGCATAGCAAGATGGATATTTTGGTCAATAAAAAACCCTCTACCGAGTCTCACAACCAGTAGAGGGTTTAAGGAGCAACCGTGAAGAACAACTTTTGGAGATGAGCTTTCAGGTTACGGATTCTTCAATACTAGATTTATCACGAGGGTCAATACCTGTTTGAGCCATCTGATCAGCTTGTTCGTAGGTTAGGTTGTTCCACTTGAGAAAGGCACGATAGGCATCTCCCGTTGGATCGGTAGCTTTGTAGTGTTTTATTCGCTCTATGCGGCTCAAGTAGGTTCTTTGGGGTATCTCGTGGCTTTTGGATTTATCGTAAAGTGTAGGGGCTTTATACGTGGCTAGCTCAGCCCTAAGGCCCTCGCAGCGTTCAACGGCTTGCATAGCTAGCTTATAGAGGCCTCTAGCCTTTTCCTTAACTTCTTTGGGTTGGTATTTGAATTCTTCGCCTGCCTTTGTGAGGGCGGCTCTGAGGTCTTTCTCTTTTTGCATGGTGTCTGTAACCTTTGTAAAAATAATTTGGGGAGAGGGGCTTGTGAAAACCACGCTCTCCCCATAAAACCGTCATTGCTTAAAACGACTGTCTAGGATTTTACAACAAAATCAAAAACAGTCAAATGGAGATTTCGTGACTTTGGTCAGGGTTTCTTCATAAGCAATGACTAGTAGGGGTTTCATAAGCACCTGTCCCAAGTCTAAAAAGAATGGGCCAATCAGATTATGCCGATGATCGACTGACGGGATAGACCGGGTAGATTTGGAGGACCGAGGATAGACGACACCTACAGAGAGGGTCCGTATTCCTTGCGAGGGCAGTGCCGTAACTCTCCCTATGAGAGGTAGCCTCGGACAAGCAAAAAAAACTGCATTGCTATATTAGTTCTTTCCGACTCTCTCCCTCTGGGATTCACGGGGTTTAGAAAGTGTACGAGAGGTTTTCTTCTCGAGCCTTACGAGAGTACCAATAAATATGTAAGTACAGCGAGCGATCTTACGAAGGTGCTTACGTTCGTTAGCTCCAGAGGAGTTAAGAATCTCCTCTAGCTGTTCCTTAGTAGGGGAAAAGTTAAAACAAACTGTACGAATGTAATCCGTAGCTGCGCTTGATTCAGAGGTAATCTTCCAGCCAGTGTCTTTGACGATTTTAACCTTGTAAATTACGCTCATTCCTTAAATCCTCGGTAATCCCAGTCACGGCAATCAACAATCAACTCATCATTGATGTATTGAGCCCAACAATCATCTTGATCCGAGTCTGAAAACCAATTGCCCCAAAGTAACTGACGATTAAAGAAGTCAGCATCATTTGTGTAGGCGTCCGAAACTACAAAGGTGTCATCGCCTGTAATAAGCCGGCAATCAGCTGTAAACTCTACCCCGTCCTCGTACTTACCAACGATATCCCAAAGAGCGCAGGCTCCGCTATGCGACTCCTTATCGTCATTGCTGTACTCATTGCCCCCGTTGTTTACGTCACCCGTGCCAGTGAACGCCACGTTGCATCCAGTTAAGAACATCAAAATCATCATACATACTGCTTTTGTTGTTGTGTTGGTCATGTTTTATAATGTATCACATTTGTAGTGCGTAGTGTTGGAAAAAGGATTAAGATATAAATATGGCTAGTATTAAACCAACTCCGTTTAAGGCAATTAAGAAAGATTCAACACTTAGCTTTAGAATCAGTAAAGATTTGATTAAGAAAGCTCGGGCTCTAAAAATTGATGTATCTCAAGTCTGTAGGGACGCCTTACAAGAGGCGGTTAACAAAGTAGAAAAGGGGGCTGCATGATTTCTCTAATACTCTCGTTATTTAGGAGGCCCAAAATCATTCAGGTCCTTGGTCTTAAAAAGGACGCGTCTCTCCGCGTTCTAGAGAGGGGTTACCATGGCAGCTAAGAAGAAAAAAGCAAAAGCTAAAGTTAAGAAAAAGTGTAAATAATAAGATGGGGCGGCAACGCCCCACTTTTAGGAGCAGCTAAGTGGAACAATTATTAGAAGTTAAGTGGGTTGAGCTCTCAGCTATTAAGCCAAATCCAAACAACCGAAACAAACATAAAAAATCACAGATTGATGAGCTTATTGAGCAGATTAAGTTCCAGGGTTGGCGGCACCCGCTAATCGTATCAAACCAATCTGGTTTACTTGTTGTTGGACACGGTAGGCTTATGGCCGCTCGTAAAATGAAACTTGAGAAAGTCCCGGTTAGCTATCAAGACTTTGACTCATTTGAAAAAGAATACGCCTTTGCTGTTGCCGATAACGCAGTCGCCTCATGGTCTGAGCTAGATCTTACGGGTATTCATATGGACTTACCTAAGCTCGAGCCCTTTGAAATCAAGAGACTTGGTATTGAGGATTTCCAGTTTGAACCTAAGGCCGGCGATGAACGAGGTAATAGAACGGTTATATGCCCAGATTGCGGCCTGGAAATACCCTTATGAAATGGGAGTGTAAGAAATGCCACTGCTTAAACGATAGATTCGTTTATGAGTGCCAAAATTGCGGGGAGAAAAGACCATGAGTTGGCAAGAGGACCACGATAAACAATGGGAGCGGGAAGATAAGAGAGCCGCTCAAGAAAAGCATGAGGAAAAATACTGGAGCGAAATAGAGGACGGCATATGCCCCCCTACTCCAGTTACCGCAAAGCCCGAGGGTAAGGGCGAGCCTCCAACATGGGCCAATGACCTTCAAAAGCTCCTAGAGGATTTTAGAAAGAAGGGATGGGTTAAATGACCAGCGATGAAGCGATGGATAAAGCTCGGGAGATTGTCTACGGCATTCGCTGGACTGACGACCGCACTCTTCTAGATAGAATCGCACAAGCCCTTATGGACGCACAGCCACGAACTGTGATTCCTAGCGAAGAACAAATGACAAAACCCGCAATGGACTTGGTTCGTGAGGCGCTTGAATACATAGCCGAGCTTGATAAACCTATTGAGGGAGCAAGTGAATGTTTTAGACCATACATGGAGCGAGCCCGAGAAGCCCTATCAAAGCTGCCGAAGGTGCCATCAAAAGATGACTTTGAAGTTTGGTGTAACAAAAACGGCATCGTCGTTGGATCTCTTGATATCCCGTTAATCTACGGCTTCTTGGTTGGTGACTAGAATTCTTTCCAAAAGCTGAGACAATAGTCTTATGTACCTCTGGGACGACTCTCCCCTAAATAACAGGGAGTTTAGTGAGTGGCTCGATGAACTTGACGAGTTTAACGTCAAATCAGGCCCCAACGTCTCAAAAGCTTATTACACGATAATCCTAGACGATGCCGTTATACTATTTGAAAAGGATGACTGGGACCGTGCCCAAAAAAGACGCGCTGAGATACAAAACGAACAGTCAAATTTACAGAGGTCCATTAGCCTTGATTGGAACTTATGATATTCCCAGGGACAGGCACCATGGAACTTATTCCCATTAAACTAAAACAGCTTTCCATGAGTCCTTACGCCCTCCCGATGAGAGGCTCGAGCAGTCAACAGGGCCAACTATGAAATACGTACTAGCCACTATTGCCGTCCTTTTCCTCGCCTACATAGGCTTTAAAGCCCATTTCTCTGTCATGCGTTACCAATGCGAGCAGGTCATAGAGGAAAAGATCTCTAAATCAGCCCTTAAATGCTTCAATGAAGGGTGCTAAAAATGTATAAATCACTGCATAAAACTAAAAATATGCAAAATGCCTTTATAAGGTTCCTCTTTATACTCTTAGCTATTTGGGCCTCCCTTTCCCTCCTAAGCTGCTCAACTCCGAAACAAGAGAAACAAAGCATAGACCTCAATGATATGTGTAATGTTGATCATTGGAAATGTGAGGCCACTACTCGTGTCATCCCATCCAAAGCCAAGTAGAGACGTAGATGAGAAGTTCCTCAAACAAATGCGTAAACTCAAATGCCTTTGTTGTGGCTACCCAGGTCCCTCAGACGCCCATCACATAAAGTCCAAAGGCTCAGGAGGCGGTGACGATGCCTGGAACGTCATCCCCCTTTGTAGAGGCTGTCATCAAGAGATACACCGTGTAGGCTTTGAATCATTCCTCGATAAATACCCCCACGTCCTTGAGCACCTTGAAAAACTAGGCTGGCAATATGTAGGGGATAGGTTGAGGCCGCCTTTACTTTAAGATCGAGGCGACTTTGTTGCTCAACCGAACCACCGAATCAGTGATCATCGCGTATTCATGTAAAACGTTGGTATTTTTAGTGGCTTTAAAAAGCTCTGACTGAGATAAAACCAGGCGCTCTCTAAGCATGTCAATCTCGCCGTAAAGCTTCATAAGCCGTTGCTTGGTAGATACTCTTGTTTTCGCTGTTTTCTTACTCATAGGCCTAATATATCTTATAAGGCTTGTAAGGTCAATAGTATATTTCACGCCCTTCCAAGCAGTTAGGCATCTTCACGCAAGATTATTACTGGCAATATCTCAGACCCCCTCTCCCATCCTCTTAAAATATGTAGTACAAATGTATTAAAGAGGGGATAATCAGAAATGAATCCTAATTTCCAAAAGACCAATTCACTCCATTCAAACGCCATTAGAGCCCTGGAACAAGAAAACCAGTACCTACGAGCTCAGGCCCAGGCCATGAGCCAAACCACTAAACTCATCGAATCCGCAGTCACCGGCCTCTGCACCAAATACACAGACCCCAAAGAGATTGCTCAAAAAGCCATCCAAATTGCCGGCGCTGTTATTATGGAACTCGAAGCCCTCGGTAAAACCGAAGAGTAATGGCCGCTAAGCCTAAGTACGAACGGGCTGGCCAACCAACTAAGTACAAAAAAGAATACTGCGCCATGCTAGTTGACCATATGAGTCAAGGATTCTCATTCTTTACCTTTGCAGCTGTTATCGAAGTTAATCCCGACACGATAGCCGAATGGTGCCACGTCCATAAAGAATTTTCCGAAGCCAAACAGAGAGGTCTCGCCGCCTCGGTTAAGTGGTGGGAGACAGTTTTGCAAGCTGGAGCAACGGGTAGAATTAAAGACTACAACGCTGCCTCAGCAATCTTTGCGCTTAAGAATAAAGCTCCCGCTGTTTGGAGAGACAGACAGGAGTTAATCACTACAGTAAACGTAAATCTCCCAATGACCGCAAGAGAGGTGAGAGAGGTTGTTAGCAAAGACCCATTTCTCATAGAGGACGATACATATGAGTAAATTAAATCAGTTGAGAGCAGAGTTGGCTGAGGCAATAGAAAAGGATTTATCTATAGTGTCAGTGGGAGCTCTCAGTAGTGCTCTTGATGAGATTGAGAGACTAGACAAGTTGTTGGATGAGGTTAGAGCTCACCTTAAAGAGTTTCAAGACAACTACTACGCACTCATGTCAGATGCTAAGAAGCTAGAACTTGAACGAGATACGATTGTAGAACTACACAAGCAAGTTATCAGGGAGGTACTAAATGGAACTTATTCACATAAAGAAACGCAAGATCCAAGCTCGGCAGTTTAGTCAGGCAGATGAGGGCAAAGTCTACTGGGAAACTAAGAACGGCCACGAGCGAGCTCAAGACGGTGACTGGCTCATTCCAAACGGTGACAACACTTACACAATCATCAACAAAGATGCCATGGAGTTTCTAACTACTAAAGATGAAGATCGATCCGAGACTTGAGCTTTACGCCCGGATCATCAAAGGGCTACACGCCTCATTCACTCCTCATAAAGGCCAAATTAAAGTAGGCCAGGCGCTCTTTAGAGACGAGTGCCGAGATATCTTTGTAGAGGCAGGCCGTAACTGGGGTAAAACTCATTTAATGTCCTATTGCCTTTGGCGTTGGGCAGCGCTTAATCCAGGCTCAGAGAACTATTACTTTGCCCCCTACATGAAACAGGCCCGAGAAATCATTTGGGCTCCTCGTATCCTACAAAACTTTGGACCTAAAGACTGGGTAGACGAGCCCAACAATACTGAGATGCGTATCCCATTTAAGAACGGCTCATTCATTAAAGCCGATGGCTCAGATAACGTAAACGCCTATCGAGGGGTAAAGCCCAGGGGCCTAATCATATTCGACGAGTTTAAAGACTTTCGAGAGGAGTTCTATGACGCTTTTGACCCTAACCGTGCGGCTCATGATGCGCCTCTTATTATTATTGGCACTCCTCCCGATAGGGATTGCCAGTTTTCTAGGGTTCGGGATGCTTACAAAAAAGACGATGCGAAGAAATACTTCCATGGCCCAACAAGCGAGAACCCCCATATCTCATCTGACTGGCTCAAGGCCAAAGAGAAAGAGCTTATAGACCGAGGCGAGTCTGATGTTTGGCAGCGTGAATACCTAGCTCTACAAATTGCCGGCGGCTCCTCAAAGATATTCCCCATGGTGTCTCGCTCGATTCTTGTTTCACATGAAACAATGATGCACCGTATCTCAAGAGACCGTAAAAGATTAGAATGGATTTGGTTTAGCGATCCAGCCGCGGCCTCTACATTTGCCGTACTGTTTGCGGCCTACAATCCTTACACCAAAGAAGTGTTCTTACTCGACGAGATCTACGAGCAAGAACAAGCAAAGATGACGGTTAAGGTAATGGGTACCGAGATCATTAAAAAGCGTGACGAGATTTACAGTAAGACCGAATGGCGGCAGGGCTACGATGAGGCCGCTACTTGGTTTCAAAACGAAATGCTCGACAACTTCTCAGAGCATCTAGAGCCATCACAAAAAGCATCAAATGATAAAGAATCAGGGCTAAGTCTTATCAAAGATATGTTGCTACAGGGCAAGCTAATCATTTCGGATCGGTGTATAAAAACATTCTGGGAAATGGACAATTACTACAAAGATAAGCAAGGCAATATCCCTAAGAAGGATGACCATTTGGTAGACTGTCTACGCTACGCTTTAGCGGCGCTTTACTACTCTCTACCAGAGCAGTCGCCTCCCGAAGATCCGCAGGTTCATAATAGAACCCGGATCTATGAGGATTTCCCAAAACTAAGAGGAGCAATGTAATGGAATACGTGACAGCAATTTTCTCTGTGAGTGCTTTCTTGTTTGCGACATTCGCACTTATTGAAGTGAGAGCTATGCAGCGCTCTACTCACAAGGTTACTTTCTACAATCCTGCAGACCAACAATTTACAGAGCTCAGTGAGAAACAGAAATTAGATTTGACCAAAGATACGTTCGACAACATTTGAACGTAAGGGGGATATATGGCAACAAACTATGATGCGTTTGATTCGGAAGAGAATACGTACACAAATAAGCCTGATAAAGATATATGGGAGCTTGGTGATATTTATGATGAGAAAACCTGGCCAGAGCTCGCCAAGTGGCTCATCGGAGAAAAGAACTGGCTCGCATCTGAGTCTCGAGACCGATTCAAAAAGATTGAGAACAACCTAGCCATTTACAAAGGTGTTCAATATCAATCCCAGTCCATTAAAGAAGATACGCGAAACCAGGGCATTGACCGTTCAACCTCTATTACAAAGATTGTTGCCAACCATATATATGACCTTACTCAAAACAAAGTAAGCCGACTTATTAAATACCGTCCAGGTATCACGGCACTACCAACCTCTAACGAGTTAGCAGACCGAGTAGGCGCTAAGATGAGTGAGAGTCTCATCCGCCATATCTGGTATATGCAAGACTTCGAGGGCGAAATTCAAAACGAGTTTGTAAAGCTAGTTCATTTAATGGGTGAGTCATATCTAGCAACATTGTGGGACCCTGAGGCCGGCGATATCGCTGAGGACTTCAAAGAGTACGCAAAGGATATTAACGACAAGGGTGAGGTCCTTTTAAAGGATGACAATGGCCAACCTTACATGGATGAGGATGGCAAAGAAGTAAAACTAACTAAGGCTGTTAAATACGGAGATACTGTTTACGAGATTTGGTTCACTCTAGATTGCTTAGTAGATCGAGCTCCTCAATATAAGAACGCTCGCTATATGTTTCATCGTAAGATCAAGAACACCTCGAGCCTTAAGAAGAAATGGCCTCAGCTTGGTGATGTAGCCGGCAACGATGCAGATGCGTCTATGTACGACTATGAAAAGATGCAGGTTAAGAAACTCAAGGGCCAATCGGCTGAGTGGACTTTCTTCTATAAGAAGTGCGAGGACCTACCCAAGGGAGCAGAGATTGTTTTCGTTGGCGATAAGGTCTTGTCTGTTAAGCCTCTCATGTATCAAGACGGTGATTTCCCAGTGTCTCGATTGACTGATATTGATTTGGCCGGTGAGACTCATGGCGAATCTTATATATCAATGGTTAAGGGACTCACTGGAACCTACAACAACTTGACTAACATGATCTTGAGAAACCAGGTCATGGTGTCGCATCCTAAGTGGGTTTTCCCAGCTGGGTCTGTACGGAAGGAATCCTTAGGCAATGATATTACTCTCGTTGAGTATAAGGGGCCTCAGCCTCCTATGCTTATTCAACAAAACCCCACTCCCGCCGAAGTGTTTCAATTTCGAGGAGAGCTTAAGCAGGAGTTTCAACAAATCTCTGGAATATTCGGAGTCTCAAGAGGCGAGCCCCCTCCTGGGATTAAAGCTGGAGTGGCGCTTCAATTTCTAGCTGAGCAAGAGAACGAGCGCTTTAATGAAATGGTTCTTAAATACAATGAGTGGATTCGTCAGGCAGCTATCAAGACTCTTGCTCGTTGTGGTGAGAACTACAAGCCTGATGACAAGCGAATGATCATGGTCATTGGCCGTCAGAATAAATGGATGAGCACGTTCTTTGATGTAAAATACCTAGCTCTCAAATATGACGTTCGAGTTCAAAACGCATCGGCACTACCGCAATCTAAGGCGGCTCGTACTCAATACTTGCTGGACTTGAATGAGCAGTTTCCAAATCAGGTACCGCCTGAAATGGTAATGGATATGCTCGATATCTCTCAACCAGAGAAGTTTATCGACTACAAGACTGCATCGGTAAGAGCAGCTGAGGCTGAGAACGAATCGATTATGCAATCTGTTGGGGAACTAAATGACCCGAAGGAATACGAAGATAGTATTCTGCACTGGCAGATTCACGTTAAGCAAATGCGAGAATGGTCTTACAAAAACCAAACTCCTCCAGAGATTCAAAAGCAAATGGCCGATCATGTTATGGCCCATGAAATGCTGATGATTAAACGAGCTCGAGAGAACCCGATGTACCTAGAGCAGTGCGGAACCTTGCCAGGCTGGCCGATCTTCTTTGATACGATAGATGCGATGCCTCCGCCGCCTCCAATGCCGCCGGAACTACCGCCTGAAATGCCGCCCGAGATTCCCCCTCCAGGAGGTCCGATGACCCCTGAGGAGCAATTAAAAGTTACTGAGCAAGTTCCAAGTGAGATTGCTCAGCAACAAGCCATGAATGAAGTGAATCAAGAGCCGCAAGCCGGGGCAATAGAACCCAGCACGGCAATTTAGGAGGGTTAATGGAAAATATTTCTTTTGATACAATGACTGATACTAGTGGAACGCCTGAGCCTGTTGTTAAGCAGGGGGGCTCAACCGAGATCTCAGACGATGAGGTAGCTACGCTATCCGGGGATGAGACAACTCCAAAAGAAAAGGCGAAAAAGGAACTAGCCGGTAAGGTTGATAAGAAAGAGCGTCAAGAAAAAGACGATAAGTCTGAGGCTAAGACCGCGACTAAAGAAGTTGAGGCGGAGCAGCAAGCTTTAAAAGTTAAGACTCTAAAGCTTAAGAACGGGGACTCCGATGTTGAAATCAATGAGGATGCCATCGTTCCGGTTAAGGTTAATGGCGAATTAGTGAACGTCCCGGTTAAGGACTTGCTTGCGAACTATAGCGGCAAGACTGATTGGACAAGAAAATATCAGGACCTTCACAACGAGAAGACTGAGTTCTATACTGAGAGAGATACAATTAATGGACGTATCAACGAATTCTATCGTTTGGCTGTGGATGAAAAGAACCCCAGAATTGCGATAGATTTTTTAGCTGAGTCTATGGGAGCCGATCCTCAAGAGGTATGGGCTAACCTGATGAACCCGGTTAAAGAGGCTTATAAAAATGCTCCCAACCTTTCCCCCGAAGAAATCGCGGCAAAGGAAAAGGATGAGGAGTTGAACTATTACAAGCGCCGAGAAGAACTGCGCAAGTCCGAGTCCCAGAAAGCCACTGAAAAGCAAGGCTTAACCAAGCGGATCGAGGAAACGCAAACGAAGTACGGCATGGCTCCTGAGCAGTTTAAGCAAGCGTATCAAGACCTAGTGCAAGAGGCTAAGCGTTTGAACTTTGATGTAAATGAACTAACCCCGGAAATGGTTGGCGAATTTTACGCAGTGTCAGACAGGCAGTCTAAGGTTACAGCCTTTGTAGCTGAGACTTGGAAAGATTCGGAGAAAGCGCCGGAGATTGAAAAGCAACTCTACGATACATGGAAACGTAACCCTGAGTTCTCAATGGATGATTTAAAAGATATCGCCATTGAAGTATTCGGAGCTCCTAAGTCTAAGGCTTCAAAGATTGCTGAGAAAGTCAAAACAACAACAAACAAAAGGGTCATGCCGCAACACGAGCCACTGACCTGGGACGAATTATAATAATAGGGGGGCCTTAAATGGCTAATTTCAATTTAACAAGTGCAACAAACTTATTCAAAATCAAGTACGGTAAGCTCTCTGAGAATACCTACAACAGCGCAAACGTTCTTTTGGGACGAGTAAAAAAAGAATACGCATTTACCGGTAAGCGAATGGACGTAGCAGTTCCTACTAGCTTTTCGGGCGGTGTAGGTTCCGGCGTATTGCCGACTGCAAACAGCGCTGCTTACCAAGACGCGCAAATCTCTGCAAAGAAAGTCTACTCGGTCATCGAAGTTGAGCGCGAAGCTATTGCGGCATCTGAGAATGACGAGGGTGCTTTCGTCCGTATGACTAAAGAAGTTGTTAAAAAGGGTGTTGAATCCTTTAACCGCAACATGAGCCGTATCTTGTTCAACGATGGAACTGGAGCTCTTGGAACTATCCAAGCTAACGCCTCTGGAACTGCCGCTGCACCGGTTATCATCATTACCGCGGCTAGCTGGAAAGAAGCTAACTTTGAAGAAAAGGACTACGTAAACTGCTCTACTGACTCGTCAGTATTTGAAGTTATCAGCGTAGCTCCTGCTACTCGCACTGTAACCTTGAGCCGATTGAGCGGATCTTTGGATTTGACCTCTTCTGGTTCGGGCCTGATTGTTTATATGCAAAACTCCAAAGACAAGGACCCTCAAGGTCTTAAAGGCGCGTTGGACGCTACTTCTGGTTCGTTGTACGGCGTTACTGTTGGCCGACGATGGCAAGCTTTCCAAAAAGCTGCAGGCGGATCTGGTCTTACTACCGATGCAATGAACGAAGTTATGTTAGGCGTTGAGCGTCAGTGCGGTAAGGTGCCGAACCTTATCATCACTAGCTACGTTCAATACCGCAAGCTTTTGAACCAATTGGAAGATCAAAAGCAATACATTGTTGAACCGCGTAGCCCTGAGCTCAAAGGAAAGGTTTCTTTCCGAGGTATTGAGTTCATGAGTAACGCTGGCCCTGTCGGTGTATTCGTAGACCGCTTCGTTGAGGATGACCGTATGTATTTCCTCAATGATAACTATTTCACCATTCATCACCGTCCGGGTTCGCCTGGTTGGGCTGATGACGATGGCACTGTATTCTTGCGTAAAGCAAGCGCTGACGATTACGAAGCTCGCTACGTATCGTACTGCGAAGCATACATTCCGCCCTCGTTCCATGGCGTTATGTCAGGTCTTGCTACTTAATAGTTTTAATCTAAAATTGGGGGCAGCTTAGAAATAGGCTGCCCCATTTTAACAACCTAACAGGAGGTTTTATGTTACGAGATATTAAAGGTTCACAACGATTGCCACGATTGCTTGCTTTGCGAGTTGACGGTACTGGTACCGCTTCGATTCTCGAAGGTAAGTTTGATGCTACTTTGGTTGATAACGGAACGGGTGATTACACTCTTACCTTTGCTAAACCATACCTACGAGTTCCCGTATGTATTGGTAGCGTAGTTGGTGCTACTGCCGCGATTGTAAATATCGCAGCGGTAAGTGCTACAGCAGTTCAAATCAATATTTTTGATGCAGCTGGCTCTGCAGCTGATGCTGACTTTCACTTGAGCGTTCTTGGCTGGGATAGTGCGGATCAAACCTAATGGCTTCGACACAGCGATTTGCATTAGTTGATGCAACCGCTTTGGCAGCTGCTAGTACGGACGGGGAGCGTTTATCGCTCCCTACTCGTGCTAGAACACCAATCGGTTATCTGGTTGTAAAAAACGCCAACGGCGCTACAACCGTAACAGCAAAAATCCAGCACTCGCCTGACGGGGTTTTGGGTTGGACTGATTTGATCTCATTCACGGCAACAAGTGCAGGAGCAGCGGCCAATGAGGTTAAAGTCCCAACGGCTGGATCACTACTACCATACGTAAGAGCCCAAGTTGTTTTGGGAGGTGCTACAAAGCTAGCAGATGTTCTTGTTGCCTTGTATGTTGAAAACCATGCGGGGTAAAAATGACAACAAGAATAAAGGACGGCCTCTCGAAGTTTGAGGCTGAGAAAGAATTCCTCTCTACGGGGGATATCGGAGTATCAGCTTCTCAACCTTGGAAAGTCGGGGCAGAGAATCAGCTACGCGTTGTAATTGAGAATGTAGGCGGAAGTAGCGAGGTCACGTGTCGCGGTAGAATTAGAAACCAAACTGCGTTTCTAGATTTACTCACGATTACAGGACCAACTACGGGTACCACGATAGATATCTCGTTAATTGACGAGGTATATTTCACTTGTGGTGTTTACTCTGCAAGCGGAGGAACGCCTAAACTCGTTGTATCCGGTTTTTTTAAGAAAGCCAGTAGTGGCAATACTACAGCGTCCAATCTCGGCGCTACTGGCGAGGGCGTATTTGCCCAAGAGGTTGGGGACGATTTACAATTTAAAAAGATTGCAGCTGGCAGTGGGATTTCTGTTACTGCAAATGCGACAACGATAACGATTTCAGCCGGAGATCCGGTAGAGGTATGCAGTCTTGTTGAACTTGCAACGAGCTCAGCATCGTTTGAAACTATTCATAGCGTTGTAGTCCCGACAGATAAAACCTATAGAATTCGTTTACACGTTGTATCAAGAAAAGCTGATGGCACGGCTCACGCAACATTCCAAAGGACTGGACTTTATTGGAATGAGTCTGGAACTTTAAGCACTCTCAATGCGCTTCATTCAGACTTAACATTAAAGACAAATAATCTCTTTGATGTACGCTATCAGACCTCTGGAACTACAGTTAATATTCAGGTGAGATCAATAAACTCCGATACGGGATATTGGATGGGGCAGGTATGTCTCCTCGAAGTATCAACCGTGTAACGAAAGGAAATTGAATGGCAAACATCACAGGATTAATAACCGTAAATTCAAAGCAGATTCTTGAAGTAGACGCAGACCCAAGTTCTGGGGGCGGTACCGCTGCTCCAATCGGTTCACTTGCGATGTATGACTCTGGATCTTTGGGAGAGCTCTATATTAAAACAGGAGCAGCTGACACTGCCTGGACCAAGGTAGAAATCCCTGATCAATCGGATTGGAACCTTGGCGGTAACACTCTTGGAGCCAATCAGTTTATTGGTTCTCTTGACGACTTCGATATGTTTTTTAAACGAAACAACGTTGAGGTTATGAGAATGTTTGGATCATCTGCAGCGGCCAACGGTCTTTTAATTGGTCTTAACTCCTCAATCGGCGGTAAATTACAATTGTCTCCTAATGCTGCCGGTGATGATATCTTGAAACAAGCCTTTAACGTTGGGGCATCGGAAGTGATTCACGTTACGCGTATGGCACGGCTAACAACTACTGGAGCCGCATCTGCAAACTTTGATTTTGCTATTCCGTCTGATTATAACTGCAAGATTCAAGTTGATGTTGTTGCAAAACAAACTGGGGGCTCGGCAGGTTCGGTAAGTGACGGCGCTAGCTATCAGCGAACTACCCACGCTCGAAACATCGGCGGAACTGTTGCTTTGCTCGGAGGTATTCAGTCTGACTACACATATGAAGTCGCAGGGGCTCTTAATTTCACTATGACCGCATCAAGTGGAAATGTTAGAGGAACAGTAACCGGCGCGACAAACCGAAACATTTCTTGGGGCTTACATAGCTCCTTATTGTTGATTGCAGGTTAATTTTAGATGGCGACAATTCTAGGGCAGATTACTTTAAATGAGATCTTGGTTCTTGAGATTGACGGTGACCCGTCATCTGGGATTGTCGCGCCTATAGGTAGCTTTGGTACCGACATTAATACTGGAATACTTTACACAAAAACAGGGCCAGCCGATACCGTTTGGGTAGCGGTTGGCTCAACCTCATCTACGAGAAACTTCTCTTATCAAAAGATTGAGACTGCCTTGGCTTTGGAAATAGCAGTCAATCAGTCTATGATCACAACGTTTCTTGAGCTTGATGGGTTTCTTGATCTCAGCGGAGGCTTGGTATTTTTATGAGCGCAGCAATCAATAGAGCAATTCTTTTAAAAACAAGAACAGGTCCGACTGAGACTGTTTCAAGTGGCGAGGCATACTTCTGGCTCGAGGGCTCGTCTTTAAAATACAAGGACGACACTCAAACAACCTATACTTTATCTAGTGGTGTAACCGCCGAAGAAGTTCAAGACATTGTTGGCGCTTTCATTAGTGCAGGATCTTCTAAGGTTGTTGTCACGTATAGCGACGTTGGGAATACTCTAACGATTGACCTTGCTCAAAGTAACATAGATCACGATGCTCTTTTAAATTTCGTTGCAAACGAACACATAGACCATACTTCGGTTTCGATTTCTGCTGGCACATCCCTAAATGGGGGCGGGACAATCGCTGCAAGCCGTACAATTAATCACAATACTTTTGGAACTGCGTCTACCTATGGGAGCGCAACAGAAGTACCTGTATTCACGACTGAATCAACGGGTCACGTATCATCTGTTACAAATACAGCAATAGCTATCCCATCAACTCAAATCACTGACTTCACCGAGTCCGCTCAAGATGCTGTCGGAGGAGCACTAACTGATTCAGCGTCAATTGATTTTACATACACTGACGGATCAAACCAAATCACAGCCGCAGTCATTCCCGGCGGAGTAAACCATAATAATTTACTTAACGGCGGTGGAACTACACACGTTGACCACTCCACGGTTTCGATCACGGCGGGTGCTGGACTCACTGGAGGCGGTGATATCACTGCGTCGAGAAGTATCGCTATCGCCACAACCGGAGTGACTGCAAGCTCTTATGGATCAGCTTCTAGTGTAGCGACTTTCACAGTTAACGCTCTTGGGCAGCTGACAGCAGCGGCCTCAACTGCTATATCGATTCTGTCGGCAGCGGTTACTGACTTTGCAGCAACGGTTCGATCAACTGTGTTAACGGGATTCACAGTCGGAGCAAACTCAACAATTCTTGCTACTGATACGGTTCTTTCAGCTTTTGGAAAAGTCCAAGGACAAATCAATGCGCTGACTTCAAACGTATTATCAACACTACTCACAGGGATTTCATTTACCGATCAAACGGGAGTCGCTGCTACTGATACTCTTTTGCAAGGCATGGGTAAACTCCAAGGACAAATCAACGTATGGGATGAGTTGATTGTAACTGCGGCACTCAATAACTCGTCAAACACTACGCTCACCAACATAACAGAGCTAACAACAACGGTTGTGACGGGGAAAAAATATCGAATTGAGGGGATGATTTTATTTAGGTCTGCAGCGTTAACGACAGGGATAACTTTTACAATGAGCAATGCTACGGCGGTTGGAACGTTATCACTTGTGGCTGATATTCTTTTTGCTGTAGACGGTACTGGAGCAACATTTACCGGTGCTGTTACTTCATTCGGTGACGTAGTTACCTCTACTGCGATACCTGTTATCAACACTGATTATATTATTCGTTTTTCAGGTATTTTTGTTTGTACTACAGGCGGAACTATTTTCCCTCAATTTAGATCAGAAGTGAACGGATCACAGGTGACTGTCGGTATTGGTTCAAACATGATCGTTCGGGAGTTTTAAGATGATAGCTTTCAAAACATGGAACCAAGCCCCATCAAACCCTAAGTCGGTGCCTAGTGAATGGCCTTGGATTCAAGAGATAATTACTAATGAGGAAATCGTTGGTAAACTTGAGGCAGGATATCAGGTACTTTCTGATGAGGCTTTTGCTGCGTACTTAGACGCTCGTCAAGAAGCTTATGATGTTTGGTTGGCCGCTAATCCAAACGAAAATGATTTCATTATCAATCGAATGATTTTAACACCTGAGCAGTTAACTCAGCTTTCAGCCGATGAGGCTCAAAGAAAATTTGCCTCAACCCTAATGTCCGTTTTGAAGGTTCTCAATAAGGGATCAAACATAAGCCTTACTCAAAGCCTTTGGGCGCATCACAGACTTAGAGCTTTAGAAATTGTTGTTACCTCGGAACTTGCTACAGCCATGGCAGTATTTACCCCGCTTGTTGGGGTCACCGTTACCATAGACCTTTTGAATTTGGTGATTTCAGGAGATCTTGAGACTGCATATTTTACGATTGCCGCGGCCACTCCTGACGATATGACAGAGGATTATCACGCCTTGAGCCCTGAGCTTTTGGGATTCATGAAACATCAAATCGGCGTTTACATGGGATGGGAATGAGAAAAGTCACCATAAACATACTTGGGATAATTATTATCATAATGATTGTATGGGATGTTGTGGCCTACATTTACGGGGTCAATTCTACATTTTCAGTGGTGATAACTGATTGGAGTTTCTATACTCCCTGGGTTCCGTTTGCTTTTGGAGTTTTAATGGGGCACTGGTTTTTCCCTCCGAAAAGATCAATAGACAAGTAGCGTCATATAAGTTTTTTGGCTCCCGCTATACGCTAACTATAAAATATCCGATAATACATACAGGCCGCTGAGATCTTACAGCAAGTAAAGGGAGGGCCTAACAAATGTCCAAAGGATATTCATCGCAAACTAAACTAGATCGATTGACCGCTGAGTTCACAACTAACGAGCCAGTACGTAGAGAGCAAAACGGATCTTCTGTTGTTGCTCACCAATACGTTTACATTGTTGGAACTGATGCGGTTGAGGCCGGATCTACCGTTGAGGAAGTTGTAGCAACGGCTCACGCCGCTAAAAAAGGTGACGTCATTCGTTTCACTTCGGGAGCCCTAGACGGGACCGAAGTTAAAGTCTGGGAAACCTCGACTAACGCAATCATTTTTGCGGAAGATCTCGAGAGTGCTCCAGCGGCGGCAGTTACCTTTCAAATTCTAAGACACAAATATCCAGTCGTAGGTTCGGACGGTAAGACTGTAGTTACTGCTACTCAAGGTCCAGTTATTTTCACGCTCAATGGTGTTGACCAAGAGGTAACGGAAGATACGGTTACTCCTGCTAACAATGCTCCATTGCCGGTTAAGCTCACAAGCGTAACTGGAGATATCAACATTACTGCCGGTGATTTGAACGTTAATATGTCGGCCTTTGGGGCCACTTACGATTCATGCAGAATTGGCGACGGCACCAACCTTTTAGGGATTACCGCTGCAGGCGAAGCTAAAGTTTCTTTAACTACGGCACTCCCTGCCGGAACCAATAACATTGGGGATGTAGATGTTCTATCACTCCCAAGTATTCCTGCCGGTACAAACAATATTGGAGACGTAGATGTTCTTAGTTTGCCTGCTATCACTGCAGTTGATCTCGATATTCGGGATTTATCTAGCGCTCAAGATTCAGTGGCGGCAGTCCAATCAGGAACTTGGAACGTCACTAATATCTCTGGAACTGTATCTCTGCCGACTGGGGCAGCAACGTCTGCCGCCCAAACTACAGGTAACGCTTCGTTGTCCTCGATTGATGGAAAGCTTAATTCTCTGGGCCAAAAGGCTATGGCGGCCTCGGTTCCAGTTGTTCTAGCTTCTGATCAATCAGCTATTCCCGTTAGTGCTACGAATTTAGATATCAGAGATTTAACTAGTGCCTCGGATTCTGTGGCCGCCGTGCAGTCTGGCACTTGGAATATAAACAACATTGCTGGTACAGTTTCTCTCCCAACGGGAGCCGCTACTGAATCAACTCTATCGACTTTGAACGGTAAGATCCCATCTGGTTTAACTGTTACCTCGACTCGTCTTCTCGTTGATGGATCAGGTGTTATTCAGCCCGTATCTGGAACGGTATCGGTAAATCAAAACTATTTAGACGTAGTGGACTTCTTAGACACTCCGCTACTCGTAGCTAGCTCTACGAATATCCCTGCCTCGGCCTCTACTCCTTTGACTGTGGTCGCGTCTTTGGCGGCAGCGGTTAAAAAGGTGCAGTTTCTCGACACGACTGGATCATTCATAGGGCTTTACTCCGATCCCGCTGGGACTCCTGTACTTCAGGCAATCTTTGGTCCTGGCTCGGATCAAACAATTGAGTTGGCTTTGCCAGCTGCAACGGTATTGGGACTTAGAAATATGGAAAACTCCGCGATATCAGCGGGAAATGTAAGCATCAACTTTATCGGTTAACGATAAACTAGTCTGGAGGACTACTTATGCCATCAACGATTTTTTCTGGAACAAAAGTTAAAGCACTAAAAAAGATTTTGGATCTCAACGGAGGGATTCAAATTCATTCATCTACTGTTGACCCTACCTCATCGGCAACGGACGCAACGATTGGAACGCTTCTAATCAATGAGACGACTGGGAATATTTATAAGAAACTAGACTCGGGCTCGTCCACTAACTGGGAGCTTTTGGAGTTTGGCGCTGGGGGCATTAACTACGCTGACGGATCGTCCTCAGGCTTTGAGGCAACGGTTGGATCATGGCTGGCTTATGCAGATGCGGCAGCTTCTAGCCCTGTTGATGGAACTGGAGGCAGTCCTACAGTCACGATTACCCGAACTACGTCTAGCCCACTTCGAGGAATAGCTTCTGGATTAATTACGAAAGACGCAGCTAACCGTCAGGGAGAGGGAGCTTCTCTAGCCTTTTCGATTGATTCGGCTGACAAGGCAAAAGTTGTTCGGGTGTCGGCTGACTATGAGGTAGCAAGCGGAACCTTTAGTTATGGAGATGGAACCGTTGCGACTCCATCTGATATCCGCGTCTTTATTTACGATGTAACCAATGCTGTCATCATTGAACCTAGTCAAACTCTACTCAATGGCTCAGGTAAAATCGTTACCGAGTTCCAAGCTAGTTCAAACTCAACTTCTTATCGTTTAATTCTGCACGTTGCTACGGTATCGGCGAGCGCGTGGACTTTCAAGTTTGATAACGTTCAAGTTGGTCCTCGTGAGATTGCTCGTGGTCCTATCGTGACTGACTGGGTAGCGTATACCCCCTCTACAAACGGATTCGGAACTATTTCAGCACTCACTGCTTTATGGCGACGTGTAGGGGATTCGTTAGAAATTAAAGCTACGTTTACCTCTGGTACAACTACTGCAGCTGCAGCAAGAATTAATTTGCCTACTGGTTTAACAATTTCCTCATCGCTAAGTACAAATGGTGCAATTGTTGGTGGGTGGGTTTCTCAAAAATCTACAACAAACGCAAACCGAAACTCTGCATCAGCTTTTGTAAAAGCATCAAATGGAAATTTTATCAGTGCTTCTAACGTTGGGGACGGGGCGAGTGCTGCTAACTTAACTGAAATTTTAGCCAATGCTGTTTTTACTTCTACCACGGTACAGTCGGTTCACGTAACTGGTATTCCAATCCAAGGCTGGGCTTCAAACGTAGTTACTAGTTCTGATTCAGGCACTCGTCTTGTCGCTACAACTCTAAAGCTATCGGGAAATCAATCGGTCGCATCGGCTTCCGAGACTACGATTTCATTTGATACCGTTGTATTTGATAAGACTGGGATCTTTAGTCTGGCAAACAACGGGGTGATTATTGGTGAAAGTGGCGTCTGTGACGTAACTATTCAAACCTATGTTACGTCATTAACCGCGCTAGACAATACAGCTTTGAATATCAAAGTTAACGGAACGATTGTTAGACAGCTTTTTTACCCACTAGCCTCTACAATCGGAAGTTTTGCGATGACAGCTGACATAGACGTAAAAGCTGGGGACATTGTAACGACCTCAATTGACAGCGCGGCTGACACTGCTTTTACACTAGACGGGGATGGGGCTCGGACGTTTCTTAGTGTTGCAAAGAGACAATCTCCTCAAACAATCGGCATGGCCGATAAGGTTGTGGTTAGGGCTAGCGGGAATCCGGCCTCCGCTACTTCTGGCAACATTATTATTTTCCCTACTGTGGATTATGACACGACTGGAAGCTATAGCTCGTCTACGGGTAGATTCACTTCTCCGATAAACGGATTTTGTAGAGTTCATGGGGCTATTGGCTCAGCAAATGCGGCGGTTGATGTTAATATTTTTGTGAACGCTTCATCCGTTATTCTGGCCGGATCAACCAACTCGGCGGGAGAAGGTACATACAGCGGAACGGTTAAAGTTAACGCTGGGGACTTAGTAGATCTAAGACCAAACGGATCGACTCTAGATGTGGCTAGTGGATCAACTATCCACTTTGAAATGATTTAGGAGATGATTTGAATTTACTGCGCTGGATTTGGTTTATAACATTCTCAAGGGCGATTGATGGCTTTGTAGTCCTCGTCGCTCTCTTGTTTTTGCCAATATTCAAACGAAAGTACATGGGAAAATACGGAACGTTAGCTGATGCCCATCCAAGAATTTCCGAGACTGAGCTAATTTCAAAAGGTCCATTTGATCCGATCCGAGACAGGATGTTTTCTGATAACTCAGATAACCACAATCTTATGTGTCAGGTTGGGCATGGGTACTTTCATAAAGAAATTGCCGACATGATTTTAGATAAGGCCGTGACTCCTGTAGGCTCACTTTATCGAAAAGTTCCTCATCTAGAGAAATGGGGATTGGACCCATCACTTGATTGCCTGGCAGCGTTTTGCTATTTCTACGTAGTAGCTGATTGTAAGAAAAAAAACGTTCTTTCTCGACTTGCAAATCACCATTGGCAGACTTGTTTTAATCTCGCCAATCATGATGGAACGATGAGCGGAAGATGCGCCAACGGGGGCCTAACTCTTGTTGGCGGGAACGCATGGCCAAAAGGTAAAAAGATTCTCGGGATAACAATCCCTTTTGGATTTACTAAACCAATTATCGGGCAATCATATCTAACTACTGCAGCGCTCTTAGCTCTTGCGGCTCACGAGCTCGGCGGTAAGTGGGTATGGCGCTATAAATTTTGGCGCTTTATGGCCTTTGGTTGGTTTTGGGAAAAGAACCCATGGCTACCTATGAGTAAGTACGTATTTACTTACGTTGGCCATGTAACTCAAATGGCACTCTACGTTATCCATAAGTGCGGTCACGATATGACTAAAGGACTGCGCTGGAACGCAATCGACAATGCACCGCTTGGAGCTAAAGGTTTTCAGTACCAACCTTTTATTGCCGGCATGGCAGCTGATTGTGGAGTTTTAAACCATGAGGAAAAGAACGCGGCTCTAATTTGGTTAAGATCTAGGGCTGATGCATGGCCTCAAGTCGGGGTTGGTAGAGGCTATGCTCACTGGGATGATAATGGCCCAGAAGGGAAACAGCTTTGGTCTATGATGGCCCATTGCTGCGTACAATTGACCGGGGTAAAAAATGAATAATGATTTAATTCTCGGAGCAATTGGATTTGTTGCTGCCTTTGTAGTTAACGCTGCATGGAGTTGGATCAGTTCAAAAAGCAAAGATCAAGAGGCTGAGTTTCGCACTGAGCTAAAGGAAAACACAAGAGCCGTTAATCAGCTAACGCTTGTTCTTCAAAGAACCGAAATTGAATTAAAGCATCTTGCTGATAAGGTAATTGCCATACCTGAGATTGAGAAAGATTTGAACAAGCTAGGCGCAAAGGTAAGGCAAATGGAGGGGAAAAATGGATTGGGCGACACTTAAATATTTCAAGGCTACCTCCATTACTGACAAGTGGGGAGATCCAACAAAAATGGACCCCTTTTTGATGAAATACCTAGATGAGTTTAGAGACTGTGTTGGCACTCCTCTTGTGGTGACTAGTGCTTACCGTAAGGGGGACCCGGGCCAACATGGGTTAGGGAAGGCGGTAGACGTTATAGCACCACAATGGGGGGGCTCTTTATTTGACCTCTACTTATTGGCGGAGAGATTTGGATTTACTGGTATCGGAATCTACCGAGACTGGCTCTATAATGGTAAAAGATTAGGGGGCCTACACTTGGACACTCGAATCATAGTTGGGTCTTATAACCCGGCTTTAAAGGGAGCGCGTTGGTCTTGTGTTAGGCCAGGTTCGCAAAAGCTACAGACTGAGCAAGAGATTTTAAAAATCAAGCAGGTTTATCTACCTCTTGATTTAAAGACTCTTAAGGACGAGGGTTTTATCTAATGGCATTTACAACACTTTCTCTAGGGCTGACGCTTACAGTCCCAACCAACGGAACCCGAAACTGGGGTACAACGTTAAAAAATACTACTTGGACCAAGATTTCTAGTCATGACCATTCTGGTAGCGGGAACGGTACTCAGATTTCTGCAGCTGGACTTGCTCCCGGATCAGTAACTTCTGTCAAACTTGCTAACAACATTGCTTTAAAACAATACGCTTCTACTCTTGCTCCAGCCGGAACTAGCCAAACAGTGGACTTTGACAACGGCAATACTCAAAAGCTTTCACTAGCATCTGCTAGCGGTAACGTGACTCTAACATTTTCAAATCCTCAGACCGGCGCTTTGTATCGAGTTTTTGTAATTCAAGGCGCTACTCCTAGGAGTTTAGTATTCCCCGCATCTGTAAAATGGCCTCAGGGACAGGCCCCGATTCTTTCAACCGCAAACGGATCAATTGATATTCTAGAATTTTATTATGATGGGACAAACTACTTTGCTGATTGGCAAGTAGATTACCAATAGGGAGAGACTATGCCATTTCCAATTATCGCAGCGGCAATAGCAGCAACAGCAAGCTTAGCCTCAGGTCTTATGGGCGCTAAATCTGCTTCTAAGAATAAAGAGCGCGAAATGCTCATGCAGGGGCTTAAAGATCAAACTGATTCACAAAAACTTGCAGCGCAACAACTTGCGCAAGGTTCTCAAAATTCGTTTGGACAAATTATGCAGTCCTATGGCGGGATTATAGGTAAATAATATGAGTTTTTTAGAAGAGTTATTTGGATCAAAAGAAACATCAAAAGCTGCCCCTGTTGATTTGAAAAAATTACCCGGTAAAAAGGTCCCAGCCGGCGCGGAAAAAGACAGTGCTCTATCCGGTGCCGGCGCTGCCGGTATTCAGGCCGCTGCAAGTTTAGCAGGCGGTCTTATGGCCGCAAAAGCTGCCGCTAAAAACAAAGAGCGTGAAATGCTTATGCAGGGAAACCAAGCTCAGGCTCAGGCCGGGCGGGACGCTGCAGGACAATTATCACAAGGGACTAACAACGCTTTTGCTCAAATGATGCAATTTTATGGCGGATTAAGAAGGGGTTAATATGGAAGAAATGATGGATATGATGGATAAAGAACCAAAGGGCGGCGATAAACTAAAAGAGGTAGCGGCTCATATCAAATCCGTTGCTAAAGAAATGGGAATTGCCCCAGAGGCTCTTCTTGAAAAGCTCGAGCCACTTTGCGCTAGCGAATCAGGCGAGCCAAAACTAGAAATTGAAATCGGATCAGAAGATGAATCCGAAGAGCCTAAAGAAGATGTATCAGGCAAAAAAGCTCTTGTTATTGCAATGATGAAAAAGAAGAACGGGAAAATGGATGCGTAGAATCGACTTGCTCATTGATGAGGCCAGACACGAAACGGATAACACTCAGTTCACTGATGAGACTGGTATTCAGACGTCTGAGTTCTTACGATGGGCAAACTCGGCTCAGACCCGCATCCTGTCTCTGATTCAACAGGCTCATCCTGATTTATTTCAACGCTCTAGCGAAATCGCTGTAGTGCAAAATCAGGAAGAATATTCAATACCATCTAAGACATTCTTAGGTACCAGAGTACAAATGGTTGAGTATTCAAAATCAGGGCAGACAAGAGATTACTACCCATTAAAAAAGGGTAACCTTCATGAGAGAGTGAATGGACCGGCGGGAGATCCCGCTTTTTACATTCGCTTTTCTAAAAAGGTTCTTATTCAACCGGCTCCTCAAAATACCGGCAAGCTAAGACTTATTACCCAGCTTGCATTGCCACGGCTTGATACTCGGCGAGCAACAGTTTTATCATCCGCTCTAACATCCGATACAATTACCTCTTTAAATTTTGACCCCTCTCTAAATATCGATCAAGAGGAGATTCAAAACGAAGGGTACATTTGCATTGTAGATAAAGACGGTAACATTCTTATGGAAGCTATCCCCGTAGAATCAATTGATATGACTACTGGTTTAGTAACCGTTTATTCAGGGTTCACTTTTCAATCTGGAGAAACTATTCCAGTCGGATCTTTTGCAGTTCTCGGCAGTTACTCATCTACTCATTCGGACCTGCCTGACGTTGCTGAAAGATACGTAGTAGATTTTATGTGTTGGAAATTAGAAAAGCGTGACGCCAACTCTGCATCGCAAGAAATTAGCCAAGAATTAAAAGACCAAGAGGATGATATCGTAAGTAGTTTTGGAATACCTGACGACGATGTTTCTTACGTAACCGTTCTTGATTGTCAGTATTTAGATTACGACGAAAATTACTAATGGAACTTATAAAAAGATTCTTAAATCATAAGGGTGTCGACTTAAAAAGCTCGGACCTTTTGCGCTCTCCTGATTACGCATCAGACATGAGAAATGCTCAGTACTCTGATGGGGGAGCTCTTGAAAAGCGTAGAGGATACCAGGCTTGCGGCTCTAGTTGTGGCGGCTATGGCTTATTCACTTATAGAAGAGTTGACCCAACGAGCGGAGTAGCAGACCCACAAGTATTAACGATTGATAACAATCTATGGAAAAAAAACACCTCTAGTTTCACGGTGTCTTATTCTGGCTCAGATAATACTTGCGTTCTTAGTTTCTTTTTAGATTCAGATACGCTTACTTATAAACTGCAGGTCTTGGTTGGAACCTCTCTAGTTATCGATGAGGATGTTGGGGTTGGTTTTGATGAGGTGTCGGTTGTAACTCTTGCAGATTTTAAAACTGTTGTAGATGCGGTTACAGATTTCAGCGCCACAATTGTAGGGGACGTAAACGTCCCAGCTTCTTTCTTAAAGATTATTAGAGAGCAGGATTTAAACGTTGCTGACTGGGCGTCCTATGCTCAGTACTGGACGATGGCTAACACTCCATTGTCTAACCCGCTTCAAAGCTATCTAGATAATCAGTACCAAGATGATCATGAGAACGTTTCATCTATTCAAATTAATAACGCCATTTACTTCGGGACTGGTTACAACGAGCTCTATAAATACGATGGGCAGACTTTCTTTCGAGCGGGTATGCCAACTCCCGGGGCTTTAGCTGTTTCGGTTTCGGCTGGAGCGGTTACCGGGTCTAATTACATACACAAGATTCAATACGCTCAATATGATGCGGCTGGGAATATTGTAGAGGGAAACCTAAAGAGTTCATCGGCTGTTACTGTTGCAGCAAAGCAATTTGATTTAACCGTTCCTCAAATTGAATATACTACTGGATTTAATACAAATTGCGCGATAGTCGCGGGAGCTCAGGTAAGTGTTACAACAATTACGGTCGATAATGGCTCAGGCGGTGCGAATACTTTTAACGTGGGTGATACCGCTTATTTTTTTGATTCTATTTCTGGAGCTTATGTGTCGAGAAAGATCACGGCCAGAACGAATCTCGCGATCACTATTGAGGGTGCCGCGGTAACCATCTCCGACAACGCAGTGATTTCAAACAATCTAAGAATTTTAATCTGGAGATCCAAAGACTCTGGGTCTACTCCTAGTCTTTTTTATTTAGTAGATGAGATCCCAAATAACTCATTTGTTTCATCAGTTGCATATGCCGACAATAAGCTAGATTCTGCGCTTGGAGAATTGCTGCTTAACCCAGGGTCAGACAGAAGCCTGCCTCCTAAGGGTAAGTATGTTTCTCAGTGGAACGGCCAATTATTTATTGGCGGAAAAATTGATGATCCAACAATTCTGGCATGGTCTGATATTGATGGGCCTGAATATTTTCCAATAGCTACAAACCAAATCTACGTAGAGCCAGGTAATGGAGATATTATTACGGGGATTGCGCCAAACAACGAAGTTTTTACAGTACATGGAGACGCTTCTTTCACTGTAATTTCTGGTGATATTGGATCGGGGCAGATTCGCGTTGAGACAAGAGCTCGTGATATTGGGTGCGCGGCTCATGCAACGATTCAAGACTTAGACGGTATTTTAGTTTGGCTTTCTCCTCGTGGTCCAGTGCAGAGCTCGGGAGGCCAAATCCCTTTGCCACTAGGAGCAGCTATTGACCCATCAGAATCAAACCAAGCATCGAGAATAGACCCAGAATTTGATAATGACGGGAAAGTAGAAAACGAGAGACTCAGATTAAAGAGGTCTGTTGGTTATAATGACACCTCATCTGATAAATACATTTTGTTTGTACCTGCGGAAGATGGGGACGATTCTTTAAGATACCCAAATCAAAATTCTCTATGTTTTGTTTACGACAGAGTTCGAGACGCATGGCTCATTTGGGATAACTGGAATATGGCCGGCGGCATGACTGAATTTGAAAATGAGCTCTATTTCTCGGAGAGAAGATATTCTAACTTTGAGGGAGAAGTTCAATCTATTCTTTATAGAAAACACAACCTGATTGATGCCTTTGATTACGCTGACAACAATGCGGCAGTTGATTTTGATTACTCTCCTCAGTGGGAGTTTTTAGGCGAGCCGTCAGTATTGAAAGATCCAATTGCAATCAAGATTTATTCTCTTGAGACAGTGGCAAACAACGAATTTAGTTTAACTGTTGAGCAAGAGGTAAATTTTCAGTCTGATTCTGCTACCGCTACTTTTGTTATGGACATTGCCGGCGGCGGATATGGATATTCAGCTTATGGAGAGGACCCTTATTCGGACCCGTCTCAAGATTCTTATACTCATCCTCTAGCAAGAGCTCGTCAGAGAAGCGTTAGACCTAGGTTTAAAAATAGCGTGATTCATGAGGCTGTGTTGATTACCGGTTGGGAGATTGAGTTCTCAGTTCCGTATCGTCCAGAATTTAAGCCATGAACTTTGGAGCTCTTAAAGAATTTCGCAAGAACCCGTCTAGCGATATTAGGCAGGTCATTGATTATCTATCAAATGAGCTTGCGGCTACGATTAGAGAACTTCGGGTAGGGCTTCAAAAGCTCACTTTTAAGGATAATTTCGACTCTTTTGAAGAGGTCCTAACTATCCCGGCTAATACTCAGGTTGAAATTACAAATAGGCTCCCAACTATACCTAGCTATTTTCTTATACTAAGAAAAGACAAGGGCGGGTTATCAGTTAGCGAGGGAGATGTATGGACTCTGGAGAGAGTATACCTAAAGAACCAATCAGCAACGGACCCGGCTCAGATAACAGTCCGATTCTTCAAATAATTGATTTCGATTTAATAAGAGACACCAATAAATTTCTGCCTGTTTTTTGGCAGGCGTGGCTATTCATCTTCGGAGAGGACCGCTCTGCTATGCAGCGCATAACGATTGCCGGCGAAGAACGTCAGGCAACGGAGATTGAAGGGCTACTCTATTGGTATCTTTTTGACCAAAGCTCTAAGATTAGAATCGCATTGTACGATAATGAAATAGTGGGTTTTGTGATTTACAATGAAGTCTTAGAGACTGTTCTCGCAATCCGTATCTTGTATGCCCTTCCGGGCTTAGTCGGAACGAAAACAGGTTACAGGTTGATCGACTCACTACCTGGGATCAAAACTGTAATTTTTCAAACAGTAAGAGAAATAGAACCCGAACAAATGTTTTCAATTACTAGGGGTCGACAAGTAAAGCTAAATGAAACGCCTGAAATGATAACTTGGGCAATGAATTGGGAGAAATAAAATGGCACGATACCAACCTTTAAATCAACAGCCTCCTACTGGTAAGGGAGGTCCTCAACGTACAGACCCAATGTTTAACGAGTCGAAAACAAATCGAAATAATCGTTTAGCAAAAGAGGATATGGAAAAGCTGCTTAAAAACGAAAAGCAGTGGACTGGGGTTGAGCAGCGTAGAGCCTCCTCTTATGCTGATGCTAGGCAAAAGGACCTGGCTACTGGGAAAGCTCGAGGCGAAGAGATTTTTGGTAATCAAGCTTTAGGTAGAATCTCGGAAGGATTCTCTCCCCAAGAGCAGCAATCAATGCGAGAACAAAACATGAAAGCGATTACTCAGTCGCAAATGGCTGGGGCTCGTGATTTAGCACGTTCTCAGGCTCGCTCTGGAGTTCGGGGGCCTTTAGCCTCGGCGCAAGCGGCTCAGCAAAATTTGGCTGGGCAGGGACAACTTGCTGATCAAGAGCGCCAATTGTTTCTAGAAAACATTGCTAATAAAAGATCAGGCCAGCAATTCAACTTAGGACAAGCTGAGAAAGAATTGATGGGTAAACAAGCCACTGAATTGGGGTACGGATCATTGGGAGCCGGCGAGCGAGCAGCTGCCATGCAGTCTGTTATTGGAGATAAGGCTTTGCTTGGTTCTAAGGATGTAGCTCGAATTTCAAAGGGTAAAAAATGAGACCCGGGACAATATCAATCGGTGACGTTGCCGGAAGGATGAAAAAGAAAGACATCCAATCTGGAATGGCTGATGCTTTATCAGAGGCTACACAGACAGTTATTCCTGCAAGGGACCTTACTCCTGCCAAACTAAAAAAAGCCGAAGAATTCGCCAAAGGTATAGCGGCCTCTCCAGACCCCGAGGCTGGTATGGATGAGGTCATTAATAAGGAAAAGAAATCAAATAACGATAAAATTTATTTAGCTCTAGCAGCTACTATGCCTACAATTTTAGGCGCGGCCTTTGGCGGATCAGAGGGCGGGGCAATTGGAGCTAATGTGACCGGTAAGTTTTTTGGAGATCTTTCAAAAGACGCAAAGGACGACGAGGACAAAAGGCAGGCGGCTCAAGATAAACTAGATTTAGTTAAGGCCCAAGCTTCTGAGAGAGAGATTGCTCGTCAAGAGGCTCAAAAGGATAGAGAATCACAGGCTCAAATGAGCAGAGAATTTACAGCTGGGCAGAGAGATATATCTCGTCAAGAATCAAGATTAGATAAGCAAACTGCAATCGAAGAAGTTAAAAAGAAATCTCTTCTAGAAGTTGAGGACCGATACAACACTATCGAGCAAAACTTAACTGAATTGCAGAAAATGGTTAAAGAAACCGGCGGATTTGATTTCACTGGCCCTCAAAACAAGCAAATGGAACAGCTGATTGATTCAATCGCTGTGGATATGGCGAAGTTACAAGATCCAAGCTCAGTAGCTCGTGAGTCTGAGGTAGCGCAAGCTAAGAAATTATTGTTTGAGCCTGGATTTTTCCAGCGTCAGGGTAATATTGAAAAAGTTCTAAATAGTTTCAAAGAAATTGCCCAGCGTAAAAAGTCTACGGCTTATAAGGTCCGAGGTCTTGAGGCCCCGGCTGATATTTCTAGTCAAGAGGCTCCTCAGTTTGAGCCCGATGTTTTGAACTATGCAAAAACTCATGGGATTACTCCTGAGCAAGCGCAGATTATGAAAGAAAAGAATATGAGGCGCTTGGGACAATGAGCGAGGCAACAAACGCTTTAAAATCAGCCGCTAAAATAGCGGAAGAGATTTTGAAAAAAAGTAAACGGCTGGCTCCAGAGGCTAAAGCTATTGAAGAAATTGCTAAAGCTCCATCATTAAAGGGAGCTGCTGAAGCCTTTGAGTTGGCTACAAAACGGCCAGACTTCGGGACCTATTCAAAGCTAGAAGAAATCATTCAACAAAAGATGCCTAACAAGGCTAGCCCTGAGCAGATTAGGGCAATCATTAAAGATGCTAAGCCGGATGAGGTAGCCTTTACTGGATTAGAGGATTTGTTGAGCGGTAAAGCTCTAGATGACTCTGCCAAAAGTTCGCAAAAAAAAGCATTTGAGGAATGGCAGGATAAGGGCGCAAAGGCTTGGGAGACATTCTCAGATAATGGGGATGAATCAGCTTTTAAAACAGCTGTAGAAAAGCATAAATTAGAAAGACCGTCTCTAGCAGTCCCAGAGAAAAAATCCTCTTTAACAAAAGACGAGGTTTTAAAACAGGTTAGAGAGAATCAACCTAAGTTAAATGAAATTACTTTAGGCTCAGTTAAGGCTGATCAACAGTTGATGATGGGCATGGAGGACAATCTAGACAAACTTCAAAAAATCAGAGATTTGGCCTCGGAAAAGTTGAATTCGTCCTCGGAAAATCTGGTATCAAAGCTAGTTAAGGAACACGGGTTTTCTGAAAAAAGAGCTAAGGATTTAGTTTCTCAAAGCAAGTGGGCAAAAGATGACCAAATGGTTCGAGGCGGGGATATTTATACATTATATAGAACCGCTTTGCCCGAAGGCTCCAGCCTCAATATCGATGACTTTGTAGAGTTGTTAAAGCAAGATCGAAAGGCTGGCAGAGAATTGACCTCTGCAGTTAGAGAATACAATACAAAAAGTACTGAGGCAGCAAGAGGAACTAATACAAAATATCAAAAATACTCTTTAGAGGGCGGAAAGAACTACAAAGAGACACTGATTCAAAATCCTGATCCTGGTTTTACTCGTAGACAATACAAATCAGGGCATTGGGATAAGCCTGACGTATTGGCTCACGTTCGATCTCAAGAGTTTACTGACACTCAGGGTAAGAAACTTTTCAACATTGAAGAAATTCAGTCTGATTGGCATCAACAAGGGCGGAAAAGCGGTTACTCCTCAAAAGATACCCAGAAAAATCTTTTAGCTAAAGATAAAGAAGTAAGCGATTTTGGCAAAGAGACGACTGCAATGACTAAAAAGTTTGAAGCCCAACAGGGTAAAATACTTAAATTGATCGGCCAGTCTGACTCATTAACTGGAAATAAAAGAGCAAACATTTACCAGATTATAACCGACCCAGATTTTAAGCTAAATGACTTGGGTAAAGTAGGGACTCAGGGAGGACGGGAGGCTATAGACATTGTGAAAAGTGAAGAAATGGCAAAAGAGCTTTCTGCTTTTCAAAAATTGAGTGCCGAAAAGGAAGCCGTTTTTAGTAAATGGGGGCAGATCAGGAGTGAACAAGACGCATTGCTGAGAGCGTCTGAAACTCCAGATGCTCCGTTCAAGAAAACATGGCACGAGCTAGCTCTAAAGAAATCATTGAAAGACGCCGTTGATTCTGGCGCGGATAGAATGAGTTGGACTCCTGGGGCAGAGCAAGCGGATAGATACTCTTTAGCCAAAACGATAAATACCATAACCTATCAGCCATCTGAGGGAAGACTAATAGCCGTTTCAACCGATGGTAAAAGGGTTCTTGACCAAAAGGGCATACCTGTTGAAAAGTTAGAAGAATATATCGGGAAAGACCCAGCTAGAAAAATAGCAGAGGGAAAACCTAACTCTGAAGGATTTATTGATTTAGAAAACGCTGATTTAAAAATGGGCGGCGAGGGGATGAAAGGTTTCTATGACCAAATTATTCCCTCATATCTCAAGAAATTATCTAAGCAGTTTGATGCTCCCATGGGAGAGACAATCATCAATACAGGCGGCAGAGAGCTTAAAGTCCCCTATATCGAGCTTAGCGAAAAGCTAAAGACACAAATTAAAACTAAGGGGATGCCGCTGTTTGCAACGGCAGCGGCAATTGGTTTTGGAACGTCTAGCAATGAGGCGAGTGCGTCTGAGGGTAATATGGGACAAAAGAAAAAAGCATTATCATGGGATGAAATACCTCCTCAGCCAGGTGACCTAGAGCCACAAGAACAACAGGCTCAAGGGGCAATGTCTTGGGACGAGATACCGCCACAACCAGGAGATTTAGAAGAAGAACCAAGTGCTTTGAAACAATTTGGGGCTAAGGCTCTTGGTAAGGTAGCAGAGGCCGCTGAGTGGTTTGATGCTCGTACAGGTGCGCCGTCTCGTAAGGCCATTGGAGTATTGCAAGAGGACTTTACTGACGTACCAGGGGCATGGGAGGCGGCTAAGCAGCAATACGGAGCTCCGACTCAACTAGCGCCTACTGGTAAACAATTATCTATTAGGGCAGGAGTTCCGACAACTTCATTATCAGAAGTAGCTCCAGGAATGTTTTCGGATACAGGTGAAGAGTGGCTTAAATTTCGTAAGGGCGGGTTTGCTGATGTGAGCCCTGCCGGCGTTACTGGGCTTGTAACTGATATCACCGCCGATCCAACAAATCTTATCCCTGTTGGGAAATTATTAAAGGGAGGTAAGGCCGCTACTCAAGAGCTTGTAGGTTTCATTAGAGGAGTCGGGAAAGAACTACCAGAGGCGGCTCGAGTCGCAAAGGTAGCCTCTCAAATGGCCTCAGAGCCCGGCGTTTACCAAACAGTTAAAAATGCAGTTCAAGACACCGCTAAATCTGTAGAGAAATTAGTTAAGCCTGGTATCTCGCCAACATGGGAGCACTACCGAGGAGTAGCAGTTAAGCACGGTATTGATCCGGCCATTCTACAGGGCGGAGCACTTGAGCATGGTGCGAATACTCTCATCACTCGAAGTCGGCAAAAGCTTGCTCAAGGTATTGGCGGTGAGACCTTTAGAAATAAATATATGCAAGGTCTCTCGTCGATTTATGATGCTACGAAAAAAGTAGTGAATAAAATTGGTGACGGTGCTGAGCCTTTAGCAAGAACGGACGCTGGGGAAGTCATTGCTCAGGAGTTTAAAAACACTCAAAAGAATTTCTTCCAGAAAATGGATATTACCTACAACACGGTTTTATCTCAATTGCCTCCTAACGCTCCAATCCCAACAATGGCATTGAAAGCGTATAAACAATCGATTGATCCAGTTGTTACTCAATTAATCGAACGTTCAAAAAACAAGTTTTTAAATCCAACAGTAAGAGCTCAGGCTAAGGCTCTGGCAGCTGATTTAAAAGCTGCCGGCAAAGCTAATGGAACCATGCAAGAGCTTCGAGAGGGAATGACTCAATTAAAAGATGCTTTTGAAAACTCTTATCTAGCAAAAGATATGCCCTTAGAAATCCGTACTATGCGGGAGCTTTATAAGAAGAGCTCTGAGGCGTTCATTGATGGCACTGAGGACTACTTGGGTAAAGAAGTTTCATCGGCTCTAAGAGACAACAATAAGGCAATGACTGAATGGTTTAGAAAAACTGAGCGACTGGATGATATTCTCTCAGGCGGGAAGTCAGGCGAAGAGGTCTTTAGAAAAACTATTGAAAACGCTGACTCAAATATGCTTCGGGATATGCGAGTTATTTTTGATCAAAATCCCGGTGTTTTGAAGAGAGCAAAAGCGGCGTTTATTGATGGGCTCATGAAAGTTGACGAGGATGGGATGTTTTCATTCGCTCGTTTTAACAACAAGATCCGGGACCCAAAATCTAAGATGATCTTAAAAGAGCTCTTTACTCCGGAAGAGGTTACAGAGCTCTTGGAACTTACAAAGATGGGTGAGGAAATGGGTCCTCAGATTTTAAACCCATCAAGAACAGCTGAGTTTTTGGGACTTGAGTTAAGCCCTAAAAACATTGCTGGAGAAGCGGCGCAAAGATCCATTATTGATATTCTAGAAAAGCAAGCTAGGTCCAGAGGAGTGGGGAAAGCTGCAGAGGTCATCCCTGAGGCGGTTCAAGAGCCGGGACTTGTGAAAGAGTTTGGAAATCAGCTTAAGTATGGCGGAGCTTTTGCGGCAGGGGCAGAGGGGCTTGGAGAAATGTTACAAGATCCGAAAACAATAGCAGCAAAAGAAATAATGCGTCAGTCAGGACGTATGCAAGAACAGCCTCAAGATATGGACGTTCCGCTCGACTATATGCCTCAGTTAGAAAAAGACATTATGAGTCGCGGCAAAATGAGTAACACTGAAAAGGCTCAGTTACTCTATCGCGCTAAAAAAGAGGGTAAGATAAACTTAGACGCTTTAAATAGGATTCAAGAGGGGAGATAATATGGAAATCATTCAAAGTTGGCCGATTGTAGCTCAGGTTCTAGCGTGTATTTTGGCTCTAAACGTAGCATTGTCGGGGCTCAAGGCGGGTCTAGATATCATTAAGGACAAGACCGCAAGTCAGGTTGATAATAAGATGGCTGATGCGCTTGGTAAGGCAGCTGCCTTGCTTGGTAAGATTCTGGATATGGTTGGTTACAATCCTAAGCACTAAATGAGTTTTGTTTTATTTATTGAGATTTTAAAATCTCTACCTTTATTGATTAAGACAGTGGCAGAGATTTGGTCATGGCTTGTTCGTACAAGTCACGGTCATCCTGAGATGTTGTTAATGGAGATTCATGCAATTACAAAACAAATCAATGAAAACGATACTGCAGAAAGCCGGCAGGATGCTGCTCGTAGGTTGTCTCTTTTATGGGCAGGGATGCCAAACAACAAAACCTAAAGCGGTTGAGAATGTTACGGTCTGCATATACTCGGCTCAAAGGGTTGTCTTTGATTGTTCGGATAATGCAGGTCATTGGCAGGTCCAGCCAAAACTTGCAGATGGCTACGTGGCGTATCCTCAGCAAAGCCATGATAAGATTCTATCGTCATGCCTGAAACAATAGACGGGATTTACTTTTTTAACATTCCAATCCCGCCAAGTGCTAACGCGATGTACGCCACGTTTACGAAGCATGGAAAGACTCGTAGAATCCCTTCAAAGGAACTTAGGGAATACGCGAAGGTATTTGAAATTTGGGTATTGCAGAATAAGGCGTCACTTAATGAGGCTCGAAAGACAATCATCGAGTGGAATATGCCTTTAGAGGTTAGTTTTTTTCTCGTCTTAAAGCGGGATAAGTTACTTACGAAAGATGGAAGGATGAAAAAACTAGATGTATCCAATAGGTCAAAATCCTTACATGATAAACTCGGGGACGCTCTTGGCATTGACGATTGCTACTTTGTTAGTTGTCCTATGGAAAAAATTATAGCCGATGTTTGTAATGAGCAGGTCATAGTCTATAATTTTTTCCATAGGACAACTAA